AGGAGATTAACAGATGGCATCAACACAGCTTTCCCCAGGGGTTGTTGTACTAGAAAGAGATCTTACGAGTGTAGTAAACTCAACCGTCGATAATGTTGCTGCCATCGTTGGCGCATTTGAAAAAGGTCCCGTAGAGGCAGTAACCACAGTAACCAGTGAGAAGGAACTTCTCTCAATTTTCGGTCGTCCAAACGAATACAACTTTGAGTATTGGTTTACAGCAGCACAATTCCTGCTGTATGGCGGCACACTTAAGGTGGTGCGTGCATATAACGCTTCACTGAAAAACGCAATTGACACCGCTCAATTCACAGTAACTTCATTCAGCTCGACCGATACAACTCTGTCGGTCATCTCAGCAACCGACTTCGATGTTAACGATGTCCTGCTGATTGACGCTGAATTGATGACCGTGCAATCTGTCAGCGGTAACGATGTGGTTGTCCAGCGTGGTCAACTCGCAACTTCTGCTGCTGCTCACGCTGCTGCCGCTGCAATCACTCTGATTGAAGCAGCAGGCACTAGCACCACAATCAACGAAGGTGCAACCTTTACATCGTCGGATACCACTCTGACTGTTACTTCCGCTGCTGCTCTTGCAGGTGGCACTAACAGCTACATCAGAGTTGACGATGAGTTTATGAGAATCACTGGCGTTGCAGGTAATAACCTCAACGTTGAGCGTGGCGTCCTCGGCACTTCTGCTCAGGCACACACCGACGGCTCGACAGTTTCTCTGGTAACTGTTACTGCAAGCAAGACTGAAATCAACGAGTCAACCCCAACTGGTGTTGTTGCTCCTCTGATTAAGAACATGACAGAATATGAGACTGTCGTGGAATATGCAGCAAACAACTGGAAGTGGGCAGCACGCACTGCAGGTAACTTCGGTAACTCACTGCGTGTTGTGATGACTGACGCAGGTGCAGACCAAGTGCTGTATCTTGTCCAACCAACCAACGCTGAATGGGAATTTGTAAACAGCAGTGAAGTTGCATACTCTGCAGCAAACATCTACGGTAAGGTTTATTCCTACACCGTGACTGTTACCCTGGAAGATGACAACACTCTGATTGGTTCCTGGAATGCAGATAACTTCTTCACTGCAAACTCTGGTGGTGTAACTGGTCGTGTTGTTGCATGGGATGCAGAGACTCGCAAGGTTGAAATCGAAATCGACAGCACTTCATCTGACGTGCTTGAGATTGGCGATACCCTGACCGAGCTCGCTAACAACAATGAGGCTCCTGGTAGCGCAACTGGTGACTCTGGCACTATCGAGAGCATCTCTCGTGAGCTGCGCGTTACTCTGAATCGCGTTTCTGGTAACTTCCAAGCAAACCAGTTTGTGTATGATGAGAATGCTGCACAAATCTACATTGCTAATGTTGAGTCAGACTACGAGACTCGTCTCTATGGTCCTGGTCAGTACTGGAGAAACATTGCTCCACGTCCTACAACTTCTGCATGGGTAGAAGACCGTGGTGGTCACAATGACCTGATGCACATCCTCGTGCTGGATGGCGACGGCAAACTGACTGGCACTCCTGGCGCTCTGCTTGAGAAGCACCTGAATGTATCTAAGGCAGTTGATGCTCGCTCACCACAAGGTGACAACATCTACTACAAGGATATGATTAAGACCTTCTCCAACTACCTGCACTGGGGTGGTCACGAAACCAACAACATCTATGACCGCGACCCCAACGCAAACGGTTCATTCGGTGTTTCTGGTGTAAACCGTGAGTTTGACCTCTTCAAGGCAGATGACGCTCTGGAGTCTCTGGATGACCCCCTGGGCATCAACCCCCTGGCAACGCCTCTGATTGGCACCAAGGGTCGTGCAACCGTCCGTTACACCCTGCAAGGTGGTATTGATGGTTACACCGTGTCACGCCCTGACATCCTCGGCGCATACAATCTCTTCGATGACGCAGAGACTGTTGACCTGGATTACATCCTGATGGGTCCTTCAATGAATTCTCTGAATGACACCATCGCTAAGGCACAGCACATCATTTCGATTGCGACAAACCGTAAGGATTGCATGGCATTCATTTCGCCATACCGCAACGATGTATTGGGTCAGGCAAACACCTACGATATCGTCCAGCGCACTGTAGACTACGCAAATCAACTGGGTAGTTCTTCATATGCTGTGTTTGATAACAACTTCAAATACATCTATGACAAGTATAATGACGTGTATCGCTTCATTCCTTGCAACGGCGACGTTGCTGGTCTGGTCCTGAGCACAACTCTGCAGCAAGAGCCTTGGTATTCACCTGCTGGTTTCAACAGAGGTCGCCTGCGCAACGCTATCAAGCTTGCATATTCACCTCTGAAGAATCACAGAGACCTCCTGTATGCTGCACGCATCAACCCAATCGTTGCATTCCCTGGTCAAGGCATTATCCTCTTTGGTGATAAGACTGCTCTGGGTTATCAGTCTGCATTCGACCGCATTAACGTGCGTCGTCTCTTCCTGGTAATCGAGGAAGCAATCTCCGAGGCAGCAAAGTCACAACTGTTTGAATTGAATGATGAGTTTACCCGTCAGCAATTCAAGAATATCGTTGAGCCTTACCTGCGCTCTGTGCAGTCACGTCGTGGCATCATCGACTTCCTGGTAGTCTGCGATGGCACAAACAACCCCGCTGAAGCAATTGACCGTGGCGAGTTTTATGCTGAAATCTTCGTGAAGCCAACCCGCTCCATCAACTTCATCACTCTCACCTTCACGGCGACGAGAACTGGTGCTTCGTTTGCTGAGCTTGTTTCGTAATTTTGTCCCCCTTACTCCATTCGCAATTTTTAAAGGAGAATTCAAATGCCTAACTACGATTTAACACAATATCCAGGGCAAACGGAAGGTAGACAGGTTAACGCACCTATTCTCGATTTCCGTAATAGAATTGGGGACCTCGCCCGCCCCAACCTCTTCCAAGTGGAAATTGGTTTCCCAGGTATCGTTGACAGTGGTAACCCTGCTACAGGTGCTACCCCTGGATCAAACGAGCAACGCACCCAAGAGTCAGCTGGTGGAAGCCAGGCTGGCTCTGGTGCTCAATCATCCTCACTCGCTTCCTTCCTCGTGAAAGCGGCAAACATTCCCGCTTCTACCGTGGGTGTTATTGAGGTGCCTTACCGTGGTCGCACCCTGAAGATTGCAGGTGACCGCACATTCGAACCATGGACAGTGACCGTGCTTAACGATAAAGGTTATGCACTGCGCTCCAAGTTTGAAGAGTGGTCAACCAAGATTCAGGCACTGCAGCAAAACCTGCAGCAGGCTCGTGTGATTGCTGAGTATCAGTCGGATGCAGTTGTGCGTCAGTATGACCGTCAAGGTGCTGTGGTCCGCTCATACCAATTCGTTGGTATTTGGCCAAGCAACATCTCAGCAATTGACCTTGCATGGGATAGCAATGATACCGCTGAAGAGTACACTGTTGAATTCCAAGTCCAGTACTGGACATACGCTAACGACACCAACGCTGGCAACGCAGTTTGATAGTGGTATAAATAATTGATAATGTAACGAGACAGTTAAATGTCACAACTTTTTGGTTATTCACTTGACCGCAAGAAGAAGGGCTCTGAAAGGGGTCCTTCTTTCGTGCATAAAGATAACGACGATGCGGCACAACCCATTGCTGCTGGCGGTTACTTTGGTCAGTATGTTGACCTTGGTGATTCTGCAAACAAAGCAAGCGATGCTGACCTCATCGGGCGCTATAGAGAGATGTCACTGCATCCAGAATGTGATGCGGCAATTAATGACATCGTTAACGAAGCAATTGCTGGAGACTTAGACGACCATCCTGTAGATATTGAGTTGTCGAATCTTAAAGTTTCCAACGCAGTAAAAACTAGAATTCGCGAAGAGTTTGGTAATATTCTCTCACTGTTGGATTTTGATAGAAAAGCATACGACATTTTCCGTCGTTGGTATATCGACGGTCGTCTCTTTTATCATAAGATGATTAACCCTGAGAATCCTCAGGAAGGTATTACGGAGTTGAGATACATTGACCCCCGTAAGATTAAGAAGGTAGTCGAGTTTGACAAACCAAAGGATCGCATCTCTCCAGCAGATCCCAATTCGATGGCGCTGATTCCTAAGGCAATCGAATACTACATCTACTCACCAAAGGGTCTGACTGGATATGAAGATAGAGGCGTAAGAATTGCACCTGATGCAATCTGCTTTGCGCACTCAGGTCAACTTGATATGCAGCGCAACTTTGTGCTTTCACATCTTCACAAAGCAATCAAGGCACTCAATCAACTTCGCATGATTGAGGATTCGCTGGTTATCTATCGTCTCTCTCGCGCACCAGAGCGTCGCATTTTTTACATCGACGTGGGCAATCTGCCCAAGCAAAAGGCAGAGCAGTATCTGCGTGAAGTGATGTCCCGCTATAGAAACAAACTGGTCTATAACGCTGACACTGGTGAGATTCGCGACGATAAGAAGATGATGTCCATGCTGGAAGACTTCTGGCTCCCACGTCGTGAAGGTGGTCGTGGCACAGAAATCTCCACACTCCCAGGTGGTCAGAATCTGGGTGAGTTGGAAGACGTTAAGTATTTCCAGAAAAAACTGTATCGTGCACTGAATGTGCCCGAGTCACGTTTGGAATCTGATTCTTCATTCAACGTTGGTCGCTCCGCAGAGATTACTCGTGATGAAGTTAAATTCCAAAAATTCGTCGTTAGACTTCGCAAGAAGTTTAGTGACCTCTTCTCAGATCTGCTGAAGACTCAACTTGTCCTCAAAGGTGTTGTCACACTTGAAGAGTGGGATGATATCAAAGAGCATATCCAGTATGACTTTGTTGCCGACAACTATTTCTCTGAGTTGAAGCAACAGGAAATCATGAATGAGCGCATGGCGCTGCTCGCTCAGATGGATCCATTTGCTGGTAAATACTTCTCGATTGAATATCTGCGTCGCCAGATTCTGCGTCAGACAGACAATGAATTCAGCGAAATCGATAAGCAGATGGAGAAAGAGATCTCCGATGGTAAACTCATTGACCCAATGGAAATGCCCAAGATGGAGCATGAGCAAATGGCAATGTCTCTGGTGCCTCCCGAACCAGACCCTGCGGAGCAAGGTATTTCACCTGCGGATTACAAAAAGGGAAATATCTAAATAGTATTATCGAATCAACACATAGTTATGCCTACACAATCTGCACTTGATATTGTCAATGCTTTATTTGCTGGTCAAAAAGACCTCTCAGATTATGTTGACACTGGAATGAAACTCGCAGCATTCGACAAGATTGCTGACAAGAAACAAGAGATTGGTGCAAAGATTTTCGCACCGCCAGAAGAAGAAGCACCCGAATCCGAAGAGGAAGTTACCGATGAAACTGATTAGAGAAGAGATTGAAACTGCGAAAGTAGTTATCACCGAAGGTAAGGATGGCGTAAAGCGCCATTTTATTGAAGGTGTCTTCCTGCAGGGTGCAATCAAAAACCGCAATGGTCGCATGTATCCAGTAGAAACGCTGGAGCGCGAAGTTGCTAAATACAACGAGAATTACGTTGAGAAAGGACGTGCTCTGGGCGAATTGGGTCACCCCGATGGTCCCACCATTAACCTTGACCGCGTATCTCACCTCATTACCTCTCTGCAAAGAGAAGGTAATAATTTCGTCGGCAAGGCACGCATCCTTGACACCCCTATGGGTAACATCGCGAAATCACTTCTCGATGAAGGTGTGCGTCTTGGAGTTTCTTCTAGGGGTCTCGGCTCCATCAGAGAAGAAAATGGTCTGAAGATTGTCGCGGACGATTTCATGCTTGCAACCGCTGCAGATATCGTTGCTGACCCTTCCGCTCCTGATGCTTTCGTGAATGGAATCATGGAAGGAAAGGAATGGGTTTGGAATAACGGCGCAATTAAAGAGCAAACTGTGGAGCAAATTAAGCGCCGCATTGACAGAGCAGCGAAGGTGCAGATGGAGGAAGTTAAACTTTCCGCGTTCCATCAGTTTCTTCAAAGTTTATAAATTAATAAATAACTATAGCAAATTGCATTGTACCAGGAGACTACTAATGTCGAAAGAGATTGAAACAACTCTGGATGAATCGAGCGTAACCGCTGGCGCAAAAGCTGCTGACCCCCAGAAGAAACTGGAAAATGATGGCAGTAGTCTCGCTGGCGTGCAAGACCTCGGTGGTCCTACACCCCAAAACAGCAAACCAGATGATAACAGCAATAAGTATAAGACCATTGCTGGTGGTAATGCTACCTCCCCAACAACCAAGCCTTCAGATGCATCTGGCGACAAGCAAGATTCATTCAAGACTCGCCGCGAAGAGGAAGAGATTGATGGTGAAGTGATTGCTGAGCAAGAAGCAGAAGAGACCATGATTGAAGTGGACCTGTCTGCTGACGTTGCGGCACTCACTGAAGGTGAGGACCTGTCGGAAGAATTCAAAGAAAAGGCACGCACCATCTTTGAAGCGGCAGTAATCTCCCGTCTTAATGAGGAGATTGAGCGCCTGCATGAGGACTATGCAAAAGTCCTTGAAGAAGAAATTGAGACCGTGAAGTCCGAGCTCGCAGAGCAAGTAGATGAGTATCTCTCATATGCTGTGCAGCAGTGGATGGACAAAAACGAAATCGCCATTGAGCACGGCATTAAGACCGAAATGGCTGAGCAAGTTATGGAAGGTCTCAAGCAAGTTTTTGTTGAGAATCTGATTCAGATTCCCGACGAAAAGTTTGACCTTGTAGATGAACTGCAAGTTCAAATCGAAACCATGGAAACAAAACTCAACGAGTCTATTGAAGAGAATATCGAGCTTTATAAGCATCTCGGAACCTATATCAAGAATGGGATTGTGGCAGAAATCTCCGAGGGTCTGAGTCTCTCACAACGTGAGAAACTTGCATCTTTGGCAGAAGCTGTTGAGTTTGAAAATGAAGAATCCTTCCGTGCGAAGGTTTCTACCCTCCGTGAATCATATTTCTCAACCAAGCCTGAAGTTACTACTGTAACCGAAGATGTCAACGTTGAGAACCGTCCAACTGGCGATGCAATGTCTGTTTATGTGCAGGCGCTGTCCCGCTGGGGCAAATAATCCTTTTCCAATTAATTTCTTAGGAGCAAACAATGTTTAACGCAGAACACCTCCAGGAAAAGTGGAACCCCATTCTTGAGCACTCGGAGCTCGATCCTATTAAGGATAACTACAGAAAGGCGGTTACCTCTATCCTGCTCGAAAACCAAGAGAAATTCCTTCGCGAAGAGCGTGGGATGATCACCGAAGCAGCACCCACCAACTCACTGGGTGGCGCTGGTTATACTGGTTCCTCGACCGCTACTGGTCCTGTTGCTGGTTTCGACCCCGTGCTGATTTCGCTGATTCGTCGCTCGATGCCTAAGCTGATTGCTTATGACATCTGCGGTGTGCAGCCTATGACTGGTCCTACTGGTCTGATTTTCGCAATGCGCTCGACCTATGGCACCAATCGTGACATCCAGAACAGCGCAGCAGAAGCATTCTTCAACGAAGCAAACTCTGAGCATTCTTCCGAGAATAGCGGCAACTCCCTGGCATCCAACACCCAAACAGGCACCAACCCTGGTCTCCTGTATGATGGTGCTGGTAACTACACTCAGGGCGGCACTGGCATGACCACTGCTCAGTCAGAAGCACTGGGCGATGGCGCTGGTAACCACTTCAACGAGATGGGTTTCTCCATCGAGAAAGTGACCGTTACTGCAAAGTCACGCGCACTGAAGGCTGAGTACTCACTGGAGCTGGCACAAGACCTCAAGGCTGTGCATGGTCTGGATGCTGAGTCGGAGCTGGCAAACATTCTGTCAACCGAAGTGCTGGCAGAAATCAACCGTGAGGTTGTCCGCACCGTGTATCGCATCGCACGTCCTGGCGCTCAGAACAACACCGCTAACGCTGGTGTGTTTGACCTTGACGTTGATTCCAACGGTCGTTGGTCGGTTGAGAAGTTCAAGGGTCTGCTCTTCCAAATCGAGCGTGACATGAATGCAATCGGTCACGAGACTCGTCGTGGCAAGGGTAACATCCTCATCTGCTCTGCTGACGTTGCTTCGGCACTGTCCATGGCAGGTGTGCTTGACTACTCCAGCGGCATCTCTGGTGCAGTTGGTGGTCTGAGCAACAACGTGGATGACAACTCCAGCACCCTGGTGGGCACCCTCAACGGTCGCATCAAGGTCTATGTTGACCCCTATTCGGCAAACGTTTCCGACAACCACTTCTATGTGGCAGGTTACAAGGGTGGCAGTGCATACGACGCAGGTCTCTTCTATTGCCCCTATGTGCCCCTGCAAATGGTTCGTGCCGTTGGTCAGGACACCTTCCAGCCCAAGATTGGCTTCAAGACCCGCTACGGCATGGTTGCAAACCCATTCGCAGAAGGTCTGTCACAGGGTCAAGGCGCTCTGACTGCAAACGCAAACCGCTACTACCGTCGTGTGAAGGTCGCAAACCTGATGTGAGCAATTCGCCACACGATTGTTACTCTGGCACCCTTCGGGGTGCCTTTTTTATTAAATAGTATATAATTTGAATATTCTCATGAGAGGTAGAGTGAGCAAAGTCGAAATTGAAGCAAGAGTTTATAAGATGAAAAACGAGTTGTATAGTGGTGTGCACTATACTAAGAATGCTGACTGGCATGACGGTGCTCACCATGCTCTTAATCGAGTACTGGAATTGTTAAAAGAATACTATACATGACAGACAACGACCTAAAAGAGATATACAATATGGTGCAACGCATGAAGATTGATATTCTCATGCAAGAACCATGTCCAATTTATGAGGGACCTGAAGATGGATGGGAAGACTACAGTTACCAAACAAGAAGTGCAGGAGATGATCGATGATGCAATACGACG